AGTATGAGGGTTGCTTTTCCATTCAGAAGGTTTTTTGGGTGCAAAAAGAGTTTCATTAATAAAAGATTTTAATTTTTTATCTTTTATTTCTTGAAGCCAGCAATCTTCTTTATTGCAAGATTTCATTTTATTTTTCAATTCTTCTATAATTTTTGTAGGACTTTTACTAACAATAGGGTCATTCGGATGATTTTTATTATACTCTTTTTTTATCAAATCTAAAGTCTTCTTATTATAACAAGAATTTTTAACTGTGTTATTTTTACTTAAAGGAGCACAATTTACTTTTTTATATTTTTTAGTTTTATTAGTCATTTATAATAATAACATATTTTAATCTTCATCTTTTTTCAAAACAAATTCTTTTCCCCAAAAAGATTGAATACTTTCAGTTTGTACCTCTTTTATATTTGTATCATCTTCTTCACTTACAAATGGGTTAGAATCAAATACTTCTTTATTTTGTATATGAGTGATAGCTGCTTTACAAAATTTAATAAATTGTTCTTTTACATCAGGATGAATATTATTTTTAGTTTCATCTATTAAATGTTGAAATATATCCATAATATCTTGTTTATAGGTTTCTAAATCTAAATCAAACATAATTTCATGATCCATTTTCTTAGTTTTTAATTTCTGTGCTCCTTTTTTATTAATTAAAAGTTCTAATGTAATGTCTTCTAAGTTTTCATTATTCATATTTACAATAAATATATATATTTAATATTTAGGTATAACATAAATATATTTGTAGTATATATAATGGTAGTTTTATCAAATAGACAAACAAATGCAAAGAAAACAGATAGCACAGATGCTTTATCAAGAAAGCTTATTAGAAGTGCTTGGAATAATGAAAATGCTGTAGGATTAATTAATGGAAGAAATAGAGTGGTAACTCCTTTCCGTGCAGTAAATAATTCTGGTGATTTTTTAGCTCGTGAAAATTATATTTGCGATGGTCCTAATCAATTAAAATCAGCCAAACCTGGATTAGCTAATCGTATGGGTGGAATATTATCATCATGTGATGGAACAGGAATAGCTGCTGCTTCAACAAATGTAAAATTTGTTGCTGATTCTTCTGATTACATTAGATATAAGAAGCAGAGAGCTGTTGTAAGAAATTACGATGATATTAAATAATTTAGCATAAACATTTCTATTTATAAAGTATATAAGTTCTTTATAAATGTTTCGTATGATTAAAACAATTCAAAATAATCAAATGTCTGGTGTAGCGGCAATGCCTCTTAAAGATAGCACTAGTTCAAATGAAAATACATTTTCTATGAATAGAAGAAACTATTTTCAAACAAATCCTGAAACAGCTAATACAGTTACTCAAAACTTACAAAAGAAATATACAGGAAACCGCGATTCATCTTCTGTAGTAGCAAAAAGAAAAGCTAATGCAGTTGGAAATGGTTCATTAAATGCTTCTAAAAATACAATGTCTTTTACCAGTAATAATAATGTAAATACAGTTGATTCTGCCAAAAGAAGAGTAAGAAATGGTGGATATGTTCCTCCTCCGAAAATTGCAGCTAGCCCAAGTAATAGACCTGTATTTTAAAAAATTTATATTATTTGTATGTTTTGTATATAAAAACTAACTGATATTAATACGATATGTTTAATCGTATTAATAATCTGAAAAATATGGGATATTGTCCAGACGCTATATTAGATATAGGTGCACATCATGGAACATGGACAATAAGTATGGCCAAAATTTATCCAAATTCAAAATATTATTTATTTGAAGGTATTGATTATAAAGAATTAAACAGATTTCGCAATCATCCAAGTATATATGTTAGTAATGAATTATTAAATGATAAGAAAGAAGAAGTAGATTGGTATGAAGGAAGAAACACAGGAGATTCTTTCTTTAGAGAATTATCTAAACATTTTACTGAAACAAAGCCAATTAGAAGAACAACAATAGATTTAAACTCAGTTATAGAAAGAGATAATATTTTAAAGGATAAGAAAAATATATTTATGAAGATAGATTGTCAAGGAGCAGAAATACCAATATTAAAAGGTTCTAATTCCATATTAAGTAGAACTGATTTTATAGTTATAGAAATGCCTTTATTCGGAAAATATAATGAAGGTGTTCCAAATTTTTTAGAACATATACAATTTATGGATAATATTGGATTTATTCCTTTTGATATAGTTGATAATCATTATATAAATGATTTTAATATGCAAGTGGATATGCTATTTATAAATAAAAATCATAATATGAATAAAATTGTTCAGGAAAAATTAAATTAAGTTCTGCGTTTTAAATGTTTGAAGGCGTAATATTTTTTTGTAGCCTTAATTTATAAATATGCAAAAGTATTTAGTTGAGTTTTTAGGAACCCTTGTCTTTGTTTATGTTATTCTTGCTACTGGTAATCCTTTAGCTATTGGTGCTGCTTTAGCATTAATCATTTTGCTAGCTTCTAACATATCTGGTGGTCATATTAACCCTGCTGTATCATTTGCTATGGCTGCCGCTGGAAAGATTAAGTCTGTTGAGTTAGTCCCTTATATTGTAGCACAAGTATTTGGAGCATTAGTTGCTTTAGAAATTTACAAGCGTTTTTCTCCTTAAATAAATTAGTTTAAAATCATAAAAATATTTATTTTTATAATTTATATTTTTAAAACTACAATAGTTTAGTGGTAAAATGCCCGCCTTCCAAGCAGGTGTCCGGGGTTCGATTCCCTGTTGTAGTAAAAAGCACAAAATTTATATAATTTTTATATAAATTTTAATTTATTTCTTAGCATGCATGAATTTAACTAAAAGCAATAATGCAATAATAGTTAAACCTCCAGCAAATACTTGAGTATTTCTATCCATATTCATGTTACGCATACCTTCTAATTCTTCCTCTAAATCCTCAATGTTATCAAGGTCGTCCTCTTTTTCTTCTTTTTTGTAGTTAAGAATTCCAGACATACCTTCTTTTTTATGACCCATACCTTCTTTTTTATTTTTCATGCCCTCTTTTTTCTTTAAAATATTTTTCATTCCCTCAGTATTTTTCTTAAGTGTGGCCATACCTTCTTTTTGTTTAGGTAAGAAAGCAAGAAGATTATCCATACCACCTTTAACAGTGTCCTTTGTAGATTCTAAATCAAAATTTTCTACTTTGTTTGTCATAAATTCAGAAACATTCAAAGAATCTCCCATAAGACTAAAACCTTCTACTTGCACATCTTCTTCTTTTTCTTCTTTATTCTTGCTAAAATTATCAAAAAACTTTTCTTTTTTGCCATTCTTTTCTTTTTTTTCTGCTCCGGGTGTATTATCTAGAAATTTAAACATTCCTCTATGGAATACATTCATAAAAAAACTTAAAGAGAAATATATAAAAAATATTAATGTGTGGTATATTTTGTCTTCTAAATTATAATGGAGAATTTAGTTATGATAAAATTGAAGAAGGATTTCAGAAAGGAAAGAATCGTGGTCCTGAATTTTCTACTTTAAAGAGTATCATGATAAAATGTATATTTGGTTTTCATAGGCTTGCTATTAATGGTTTAAATACAGAGTCTAATCAGCCAATTATTTTAAATGATGTTGCTCTAATTTGTAACGGCGAAATATACAATTATAAAAAATTATATAAATTAATTGATAGCGAAGCAATTAATGAAACAGATTCCGATTGTGAAATAATTATACATTTATATTTAAGATATGGAATTGAGCAAACACTACGATTACTTGACGGAGTATATTCTTTTATTCTTATTGACTTTCGTTTAATGTTAGAAAAAAGCAAAATATATATAGCAAGAGATCCTTATGGTGTTCGTCCATTATTTATGTTGAGTTCAAATCAAACACAGAGATTAATTACTGAAAAAGATGGATTAAGTATGATATTTGAAACTACCAAGAAAGATAACTTAATAGGTTTTGCAAGTGAATTAAAATCATTATCGGTTTTATATTCTCAATTATCAGATAAAAAAAACATTAAAAATGAATTAAAGTATAATATTCATCAATTTGAGCCAGGAACATATTCAGAATTTGAATTAAGTTTTAAAGTTAATAGTTCATGGGAACCAGTAAAAGAAAATGTAAGATATTTTAGTTTTGGTCTAAGCAATCAAATAGTAGGCGAAAGTTATGAAAATATTATGATGAATATTCAAAAATACTTTATTGATGCAGTTTATAAGCGTTGTGAAACTACGGATAGACCTATTGCTTGTCTTTTATCAGGAGGTTTAGATAGTAGTCTAGTTGCAAGTATTGTGAATGAATTTCATAAAAAACACGAGTTACCTACATTAGAAACATATAGTATTGGTGTTAAAGATTCTACTGATTTATGTAAAGCTAAAATAGTTGCAGATTATTTGGGAACAAAACATACAGAAATTATTTTAGAAGAGAGCGACTTTTTTAAAAATGTAAAAAGTGTAATCCATGATATAGAAAGTTATGATACAACTACTGTGAGAGCGAGTATTGGAAATTGGTTAATTGGACAATATATTTCAAAAAATAGTGAAGCAAAGGTTATATTTAATGGGGATGGTGCAGATGAACTTATGGGTGGATATCTATACACTTCTCTAGCGTCAGATTGTTTAGAGTTTGATAAAGAATGTAAAAGACTATTAACAAACATTAATTATTTTGATGTTTTAAGGTCAGATAGATGTATATCCTCTCATGGTTTAGAACCTAGAACGCCATTTTTAGATAGAGCATTTACATTGTATTATTTATCTATTCCACCTGAAATAAGATGGAATCAACATGGAGAAAAGCAAGAGAAGCATTTAATTAGAGATGCTTTTAGTTCAAAATATTTAAAGTTATATGAAAAACAGTTACTTCCTGATGAAATTTTGTTTAGAAAAAAAGAAGCATTTAGTGACGGTGTTTCTGAGACATCAAGATCATTATATTCAATTATGAAAGAATCTTGTTATGACGATTTTGTAAAAAATGAATTAGTAAAATATCCTGAAATTTCTGCGAATTTAGATACTATGTATAAAACGGCTACTATTTGTGACAAGAAAATGAATAGTTTAAAAGAACATAATTATCCAAAAACTGCAGAAGAATATTATTATAGAAAAACCTTTGAACAGCATTATAAAGGTTTAGGTGAAAATATACCCTATTTCTGGATGCCTAAATACACAGATGCAACAGATTCTAGTGCAAGAACATTAGATATTTACAAAAATAATTAAAGAAAATTATATATTTTTTATATAAGATGTTTGTATTTTCTTATATAAAAGGAATCGTTTTGGGTTCTACAGTATATACTATAGGGAGAATAGCAGACTATACAATTGCTTTTACCAGTTATCAAGAGTTAGATAAGAAAAAACCATTATTATTAGACCAAGGTTTAAGAGCATGTGAAATTAATTTAATTTTAATAGGACCAATAGTTTATACTTTTCTTGACATATTCCTAATTAGTCATAATACAACCTTTTATGTTTTAGATAGTGTAGGTATTATTTTTATTCATGGTGTTGGATATTATATTGCTCATCACCTTATGCATACAAATAAACACTTTTATAAATTTCATACTTTTCATCATAAATTTGATGATGTATTAATACCAAGTATTGGCAACGCAGTGAGTATTCAAGAATTTTTTATTGCTTATTTATTACCATTTATAGTAGGCGCCATATTACTGCAACCTTCAGAATTAGCTTTTAATATAGGAATAGGATGCATATCGTTTTTTAATTTAGTTATTCATTGCATGGAATTAGAAAAAATAAAATACGCTAATTACTTAGTATCACCAAAAAAACATATTACACATCATCATGTGAAGGAAAAACATTATGCGGCACCTATATTGGATTTAGATTACATTTTGGATAACTTAGCTTTTCAAAGAAATCAACCAGTTGAAAATATATTAATTCCAAATGATGAAATAATAGAAAATTGATAAAACTATGTATTGTTTCATTCATATAACAAAATTATGGATATGAATGAAGTTAAAACTCTAGATCTCAAGCAGAAAAAAAAACATCCAAATGAATTCTTAAAAGAAATAGTAGAATTATCATTTGAAAGAAGACCTGGTAGGAAAATACATAAGAGAGAAATAGAATCTTATGTATCTAGTTGTTATTACAGTGAGACAAAAAGGGAAATAAAATGTACAAAAGATGATTTATATAAGTTAATGAATGAAACATATGGAAAAAACGAACAAGGCTATTGGAAAAATATAGCATTTAGATATTATGAATAGATTAAAAGTCAGCATTAAATTCAAATACATCTCCATCAACTGTTTTATTAGCCAAAGCATATTCAGCATTTGTGCGTTCAAAGAAATTAACTTTAGATTCAATGCTAATTAATTCCATAAAATCAAAAGGATTACTAGAATTATAAATTTTATCGTATCCTAATTGAAGAACTAAACGGTCAGCTACAAATTCAATATATTGACACATTAACTTAGCATTCATTCCAATCATTCTACAAGGAATAGATTCAGTAATAAACTCTTTCTCAATTTCTACTGCTTCTTGAATAATTTCATAAATTCTTTTTTTATTTAATTTCTTTTGAAGTTTGCTATACAATAATACTGCAAATTCAGTATGTAAAGCTTCATCTCTAGAAATCAACTCATTAGAAAAAGTTAATCCAGGCATTAATCCTCTCTTTTTAATCCAATAAATAGAAGCAAAAGATGAAGAAAAGAAAATTCCTTCAATGGCTGCAAATGCAACAAGTCTTGCTCCAAAACTACTTCTGTTATCATTCAACCATTTTTTCGCCCAATTAGCTTTCTTAGCAATACAATCATAATTTTGTGTAGCTTCTAATAGCTTTGTTTTTTCATTAGAATCTTGAATATATGTATCTATTAATAAACTATACATTTCAGAGTGAATATTTTCCATTGCAACTTGGAATCCGTAAAACGCTCTTGCTTCCGATACTTGAACATCTCCCATAAATCTCACGGCGAGATTTTCTAATACAACCCCATCAGATGCGGCAAAAAATGCCAACACCATCTTTATAAATTTCTTTTCATCTTCATTAAGCTTTTCCCAGTCTTTTAAGTCTTTGGAAAGATCTACTTCCTCTGCCCTCCAAAAACAATCAACTTGTCTTTTATACATTTGCCATATATCATCGTGTTCAATTGGAAACATTACATAGCGGTTATCGTCTGGTTTTAACAGTTGTTCTGTGTTTAAGGTTTCACTCATAGATGCCCTAAATAATATACTATTTAGATTTTAATACCTTTCAATAAAATAATTGTCATTAGTTTAACATACAGATTTTTTTTATATTACAGGTATAACAACGCTTATTTTTGTTATATAATTAAAAATATGCTATCCATAAATTTAATCGTTGATTTTATTTTACAATTATATGTTAAAGATGGCCAATAAAGAATCCAACAATTTAGCCGTTCTTTTTGAGGATAATATTGGAAATGTAAAACAAGAAAGAAGAAAAGGTAGGAGGGGCAGAAAAATGAATGAAAAAGAGATTTATTATGAATATCGTGAAGAAATAGAAAATGAAAAATCATTAAAAAATCAAAAAAAATTATACGATAATTTTCAATATCTTTCTATTAATGAAAAGAAAACTATAGAAGATAAATATACTTCACCAAAAAATAGTAGTCAAGAAGAATATGTTCGTAAATTAAAAATGAAACAAAGAAAAATAATTGTTGCTACTGGTCCTGCAGGAACTGGTAAAACATTATTTGCTACTGAATTTGGAATAAAAAACTTTTTTATGAATAATATTGAAAAAATTATTTTCACTCGTCCTTCTGTTTCTGTTGATGAAGACCTAGGTTATTTGCCTGGAACACTCGAAGAGAAAATGGCGCCATGGGTTCGTCCAATTTATGATATATTATATAGATTTATTCATCCTAAGGAAGTAACACAATTATTAGAAGATAAAACAATAGAAATCGCTCCATTAGGATACATGAGAGGAAGAACTTTTAAAAATGCTTGGATTATTGCTGATGAAATGCAAAACTCTACTGTTGCTCAAATGAAAATGTTATTAACAAGATTAGGAGAAAACAGTCGTTTAGTTATTACTGGAGATTTAGACCAACATGACAGAAAAGAAGGAATCAATGGATTAGAGGACTTTTTAGATAAATTTAAGGGTAAGC